GAACTGGGTGTGTACATGGTCACACCAGCAGAACCTGCTGTGGCTGCACCGGCCGCTGAAGCACCTCCTGTGGCCGAAAACGGCCCATACGACTTGCCAGGCCGGGATTATGATCGTCCGGGTGATGTAAAACGTAAACAACCTAGTGGTGAACACAATCCTTATCCTTATAGCAAGGAAGAGGATGATGATTACTTCCGTGAAATCTTCCGCAAGAACAAAGCCAAAGAGCAAGGCATGTCAGAAGGTGCACCGGAGATTGGTTCTAAACTGCCAAAGAGTGACGTTGAAACTTTTGGTATTCAAAAGGGCAGAGGGTATGAAATTCAGAAACCCAAGGATTGGAAACCTGGTGATACAAGACTACGTGCTGTCCAACAACTTATTCCTACACAAGACAAAAAAGATCACATCCGTAGTCGCCTAGGTAAACATGTTAAACCTGCACACCTGCCTGAGCAAGGCATGGCGGAAGGTCTTACAAACTTTGACAGTTTGTCTGACGCTGAACTAATTCGTCTTGCTCATCGCGGTTATATTAGTGGCAATTTAGAATATAACGAAGATGGTGCCCTAGTCAATAGAGATGAAATAATTCGTTTGTTAAAAACCACAGACGACGCCGGAGAAGACTATGATGATGATCTCCAGGATCCCATGGATGATGAGCAAGGCATGGCGGAAGGCCACCAAGCCCCGGCACCGGGATGGTATGTTACTCACGAACTAAGATCTGGCGATCCAGATATTGTCAAAGGCCCTTTTGCAAGCCAACAACAAGCACAAATGTGGATGAATGGTAACATTCCAGATGCAGATGATCCCAGCGAGCGGTATGAAATAACACAGATGTTCGAAGGCGACAACTTGGCCACATTTGAAGACATCAACAGCCTACGTAACTTGGCCGGATTGCCAGTGGCCGAAAGCCGCTTGATGGACAGTGCAGGCGAAACACTAGAGCACATTCTAAACCGTTTCAAACACGAAGTCAAAAACTTCGAAGCCAACGGTGACCTTGATGATGACCTGTATCATGCCTTGTATGACTACTACAGTGACAATGGTGAAATGCCTTATGGCACAATGAAAGCACGTACTGGCGATCCTTACAACTGGATCAGCGATCGCCTGGCAGATGAATTAGGTGTAAATGAAAACCTTATTGCCCCAATGGCCATGCCAGTGGCTACAGAAGGTGCCGGATGCAACATGACCATGGAAGGCGAATACTGTCCTGAACACGGTCTGGCCGAATGTGGCGGCATGTATGAAACCATGGACGAAGAAGATGACCCTGGAGAAAAATTGGCAGGTGCCGGTGCTGGTGGGTTCGTTGGCAGCATGGGTGGCCTTGCCGCTGGCGGACTTCCAGGAGCACTTGCTGGAGGAATAGTAGGAGCCACGCTTGGCAATAAAATGGCCACTAATGCCAATGATTCGGGCACTCCTGATGAAACTCCAAAATTTGTAAGAGAAACAAATCTTCCAATAACCAACACTGCCAAAGATATTGGAGCAACTGCCGCTGACGTAGCAAATGCACCTGCTGATGCAATATACAGTGCCGGTCAGAATTTGTATCACGGTTCAGATGAGAATCCTGGGCGGGCTCGCGGTGATGAAGACAACGAGATTGTGCGAAATGCACGGAAACTCACTGATGGGTGGAAAGGTACATTGGCAGGCAGTGCTGCCGGAGGTATCGCAGGTGACATGGCCGGACAAGCAGTAGGCCCAGCGGCTGGCGCGGCCCTAGGTGGAGCCATTGGTGGACTTCCAGGGGCAATTGCAGGTGGAGCAATGGGTGCTGTAACCGGCGGACCAGTTGGCGGTGTAATCGGAGGCCTAGCAGGCGGCAAGATTGGTGACAAACTCGGCGATGGGCTTAAAGAAGGCGATGCTGTGCTGGCAAGAATAAAATCCTTGGCTTTGCTGAAATAACATAAATAAACACATGAAAGAAGTGTGTGTAGTAGCGCACACTTCCGTAAACAACTAGTTAGGCAAAATTCTCTACCGTACTGGTAGGAAACACAGACAGGCTGTGTTAAAATAACCTTGTAGGCAGCATTTAAGCAAGACTTAAATTTTAAAATCATATTAACGCATAGAAAGGCAACACAATATGGCATCATTAGCAGATATTCGCGCACGTTTACAAGCGGCAGAATCAAAACAAGGTGGGCAATCCACCGGTGGGGACAATTCGATTTACCCACATTGGAACATGGAAGAAGGCGCATCTGCCACATTACGCTTCCTACCCGACGGTAACACAAAAAACACATTCTTCTGGCAAGAACGAGCAATGATTCGTTTGCCCTTCAACGGCGTCAAAGGAGAGATGGACTCCAAGCAAGTTATGGTACAAGTACCTTGCGTGGAAATGTGGAACGAAGCCTGCCCAATCCTGGCAGAAGTTCGTACCTGGTTCAAGGACAAGAGCCTTGAAGACATGGGTCGTAAGTACTGGAAGAAACGCAGTTACATTTTCCAAGGCTTTGTGCGTGAGAATCCCTTGAGCGATGACAAGTCACCTGAGAATCCAATTCGCCGATTCATCATTGGTCCACAAATCTTCACAACCATCAAAGGAGCCTTGATGGATCCTGAACTGGAAGAATTGCCAACAGACTACTTGCGTGGCCTGGACTTCCGTATCAGCAAAGGTGCCAAGGGCGGCTTCGCTGACTACAATGGGTCAAAGTGGGCTCGTAAAGAGTCGGCCCTGACCGAAGCAGAACAAGCCGCAGTTGATGCACATGGGCTGTTTGACTTGAGCACATTCTTGCCCAAGAAGCCAACTGATGTTGAGTTGAAGGTGATCAAAGAGATGTTTGAAGCATCAGTTGATGGCCAGCCATACGACACAGAGCGTTGGGGTCAATACTTCCGTCCTGCTGGTGTACAAGCACCTGCCGGTAGTTCAACTCCGGCACCTGCTGTAGCAGTAGATGGACACGGTGATGTTCATGAAGTGGCAGCAAAGCCAGCACTCAAAGTAGCGGCTCCTGTCAGCGACTTTGATGAAGACGAAGCACCAGCACCAACCGCTCCTGTGGCAAAACCTGCCGCTAGTGGACAAAAGGCCGAAGACATTTTGGCCATGATCCGCGCTAGACAGCAAAAGTAATTGAACAAGGCCTACGGGCCTTGTTTTTATTGTATGCCAAAACTGCGCTGGACTCAAACTCATGATGTTATAGAACTTGCGGTTATCGATCACAGTGTTTACGAATATTTTGTAGAGCAACTTAATTCTCGTGCTCTAAATCAATACACAGTGTCGGACCTAGGGTATGCTTCTCTGAGTCAAGAATTACAACAACGTTTTGATCGCATACAATCTTTTGTTCACAATCGATTGCATTTGACAGATTTTGATATGGAGCTTGACCCAGGCAATCAAGATGATCTCAATCATCTACACAGACTGTGGGTCAAACTTCATCAACGTTTTCCTAATATTGCTACTGTAGCAGATCATGTGTTGCCGGGAGATCTAGAGGCAATCAATAAATTGATACATGCTATTGAGGAGTCTACTTTGAATTTCAAAGCAGTCACTCCAGATCCCAATTACACAATGTCCAACCGTTTTGGTACAAGGGCATTGGGATTCGGAGTTTACAATATATCTATTGCCTACAACAATCTTGGTAGATCTACTTGGCAAAAATGGCAAAACAACGACTCAATTGTGGATACTGATTTGAATGACTTTTCGGAATTATACACAACATTGCAATTGAATGTAGCACGACCCGAAACATGGGCACCGCCAACACAATATCAAACATGGTGTGATCAACATGGTTTGCCCTGTGTGGGTAGCCAAATGCCACTGGCAAACTTTGACAAACTAGATGAAAATCTGTTACAATACAGGCAATTGTTCTATAAGAATTCACTGATAGAAAATAATTTTATTACATTGGAGTAAACATGGGAAAACCATTTGACGTAAGCAAGTTCCGCAAGGAAATCACTAAGAGCATTGATGGCCTTAGTATTGGATTTAACGATCCCACAGACTGGATCTCAACAGGCAACTATGCCTTGAACTACCTGATCAGCGGAGACTTCACTCGCGGCGTACCATTGGGCAAAGTTACTGTGTTTGCTGGCGAATCGGGTGCCGGTAAAAGTTATATTTGTTCTGGGAACATTATTAAGAACGCACAGGAGCAAGGCATCTATGTGGTGCTGATTGATAGTGAAAATGCACTAGATGAAAAATGGTTGCATGATCTTGGGGTAGACACTAGCGACACCAAGTTGTTGAAATTGTCAATGGCCATGATCGATGATGTGGCCAAAACAATCTCCACATTCATGAGCGACTACAAAGCACTACCAGATGGCGAACGTCCAAAGGTGTTGTTTGTTATTGACTCATTGGGCATGTTGCTTACCCCTACTGACGTTAACCAGTTCGATGCGGGTGATATGAAAGGTGACATGGGCCGTAAACCCAAAGCACTTACTGCACTGGTTCGTAACTGTGTAAACATGTTTGGCAGTTACAATGTGGGCTTGGTTTGTACCAATCACACATACGCTAGTCAAGACATGTTTGATCCTGACGATAAAATCTCGGGTGGTCAAGGGTTTGTTTATGCAAGTTCGATTGTTGTTGCCATGAAAAAACTCAAACTCAAAGAAGATGAAGACGGTAACAAGATTACCGACGTCATGGGCATTCGTGCCGCATGCAAGGTAATGAAAACTCGCTACGCCAAACCCTTCGAAGGTGTACAAGTTAAAATTCCGTACGAAACTGGAATGAGTCCTTATTCGGGACTAACCGACTTGATTGAGAAGAAAGCCATGCTCAAGAAAGAAGGCAATAGTTTGGTGTTTACCACAAGCGACGGCGAAGTGATCAAGAAGTTTCGTAAGGCATGGGAACGCAATGACGACAATTGTCTCGATACTGTTATGAAAGACTTTGCAAATCAGAGAGCAGAGGTAAGTACTCCGGAGGAAACAGCAGATGAGTGAAACAATAGCCAGTGAAATTTGGGGAGAACTCAAGCGTTTTGTAAACACAGTAGACCGTGACGAAGCTGCGGAAACTGTGATACAGATCTTGATGGACAATGATAGTGATGTGGAAGACATTCGTGCGGCCTTCAAAGGTGATTCAGACATCAAACGTGCGCTGACTGCATATCTTGACAACGACAAAGACTATGCGGCAGAAGATGAAGAAGATGAGTCAGAAGAAGAGGAAGAAGACGAAGACTGGGAAAACTAATGTGGTACAGCCGCGTAGTTGCCAGCCTTGGTGCCATCCCAGACTTCATAAATCACTACGAGCGTGAACTTGAAGATGCCAAAAAGGACTGCAAGATCTACGGCCTAGTGGAAAAGAATATCACCGCTTTGCCCGGCATCACTGAGTTTAGGTACAATCAACTGCAAGAGATTGAGGCAGTACTAAACTATCTCAATATCCAACTGCGTAAGATACGTAGAAAACATTTTCAAAAGTATCTTGAAGGGTACGCTCGTGCGCTGACATCAAGAGATGCTGAAAAGTATGTGGACGGCGAAGACGAAGTTATTGACTACGAAACCTTGATCAATGAAGTGGCGTACCTGCGTAATCGCTGGTTAGGCATACTCAAGGGGCTGGACACCAAACAGTGGCAAATGGGACATGTGGTCCGCCTAAGAACTGCAGGCATGGAAGACATCCAGGTGTAAATACCTGCATGAAAATCGTCATAGTAACTGGTGGCTTTGATCCTCTGCATTCCGGGCATATCTCTTACCTAAATCATGCTGATCACCTGGGTGATCACGTGGTTGTGGGCCTAAACTCTGATGCGTGGCTCACACGCAAAAAAGGCCGCCCATTCATGCCCTGGCGCGAACGCATGATTGTGTTGGACAATCTACACATGGTTGGGGAAGTAATCGAATTCAACGACGATGACGGATCCAGCA